CATTTATTTTTGTCCAAAAAATGAAACCCAAGGACTTTTGGAAAAAGCTACTTTTTGCGTTTTATATATATTATTGATTTTCCTACTTAAAGAAAAAAGATAATATTTCATACATAAAATTTTATACTGTAACAAATAAATATAACGTAATTGCGTTTGTGCATATCAATAACATTTGTTGGATCATTATAATCAACTTACCAAAACTCGTTACTGGATATATAGTGCTAATACCAACACCGGCTTGTATTGTTATGCTTTCTAGAAGGCAGTCAATATATTCAGGTAACGTATTGTGTTGTGTCATAAAATTATCCTTTGCAATATTTATGTAAATGATACTAAAAATCATAATACATAACATATTTACAAAAAGAACCTTCAACACAAGTTTCATTGTATATTATGTTATGATATTATTTTTATTTATTTTGGAGCGACCCGTAGCGAAAAGTGGAGCGAAAGGCAATGGAACTCCGTTTTCCTCCAAAGGAGTTTATACATATAACGATTGGTTTGTGGCGACAAATTTCAAGGTTAATACAGGAATTTCTTTTAATTTATGAAGCAGAGCAATATTCCCCATACTTTCGGCGATTTTCTCCATTTCGCTCGCCATATTATTTATTTTTAAAATCGCCTTGACAAATTCCCCCAAGAATATTGTTTTTTCTAATTCCAAATCTTGCAATATTAATTTACATTCTGGTGCAGAATCACAATGACACCATCGAATTACATAATCAATTAGGTCATAATGAATATTATAATCCACCCCAGTATTTGTCATATAATTTATTTCAAAATCTTGATAATAGTTATACATTTCTGTAATTTCTTGAACTATTTTTTTAACAGAAGTATCATTAGAATCTGGTTTAATTGTTTTTTGCTCATCTGACACCGTTACATTTGTGAAACAACTAAATATCGCGACTATTTGTATAGCGGACAAATCGTTAAACACGTTAGATGCGTACAACCTAGCAAATACCAAACAATGCGCTTCTCTAAAATGTGTCGCAATAAATCCGAACGGGGTTAAACTATATTTGTTTTCGTTGTTTTCGTTGTTTTCGTTGTTTTCCGAAATAAAGCCATCCGTACCCATAAAATCCAACAAAGTATTAATACTATTATTCAAATATTCGTTGGTATTTGAATATTGTTTCTGAACTTTTTCAATATCTAAAACCTTTTCATTATATTTTGTCACAGATAAAACATCATTTAACAAAGTCTTGTGCGCGTCCACGATATTCTGAATTTCGCGATCCAACTCTTTCCGTTTCTTGTTGACAGATGTTTTGCGTTTCTCAACAGCAACCAAATATTGTTCTACAACTTCTTTCGGAGTCTTGATATGTGCTAAAGAGCCATTTTTAATAGCATTAGCTTCCACTTCTAATCCATCTAATTGTTGTTTCATTACAGTCAATTCAGACTCAATATCTTCATGGATCATTGAACGCTGACAGAATTCCAATATATTATTATCTCCAGCATCAATCAAACTGAGCAACAAATTATACGATATTTTGAATTTTGAAACGAGTGTTTGCGGTTTCCCATGCATCATCAACCGATATTCCGTTAATTCAACATTTCTGAATAAATTAGTAAGATGAATCACTGTACCAACTTTATCATAACCGCGACGTCCAGCACGACCACTTTGTTGCGTATATTCGTGCGCATAAAGCATACGAGTCTGTGATCCATCGAATTTTTTCACATCTGTAAAAATCGTAGTTTTGATTGGGAAGTTGACACCTAGCGCAAATGTTTCTGTGCAAAACAATAGTTTAATGTATCCGCGAGTCAAGAATATTTCTACAATCTCGCGAAATATACTAACCATTCCCGCGTGATGAATACCGATTCCCTTTTCTAATAGGGAAATTAATTTTATATATTCGGGTAATTCAAGATATTCTTGAAAATTCGGCAATTTTCTCAAAATTTTTTCCGCTTCTCGGCTCGCAATATAGCCAACTTTTGAATCGTCTTCCAATAATGTAGTAGTGACTTCCATTGCACAAACTTCCAACTGTTTTCTGGAAAGCACGAAACAAATGGCGGGTAATAAACTATTTTCTACCAAATATTTACATACTTGATTAATAACGTGTGAGCGTTTTACATATACTTGTTTTTGTTCAAATAATGTGAGCATTTTTTGTATTTTATGATATACTGGTTCATTGAATACACCCTTTTCATTTTGAATTAAATGTAGTTTATTTATAGTGTTGTTAATTTCCTTTTCCATTTCTTTGTCTTTGATTGCTTTGAAAATACCTTGAGTTGTTGTAATAAAACTATAATGTAATAATGGCACTTCGCGATTATTTGTGGAGGATATATATACTTCTTTCATCATTGATTCATCTACATTTTGGAGCGAGCCGTAGCCGAAGGCGCCGGTGAGCGAGGGAACTCCGGAGACGTTAGTCGAAGGAGTTGTACGCGACATTGCTTCAAACTCCTCAACTGACGTTCCAAAGTCCAGTCGCTCACCGTCGCTTACGCTCCGCCTCGCTTCAATCCACGTTGCAATTTTATTCGGTTTGTCTAGTGTTGCACTCAGCATTAACATTTGAATATGATGAGGAAGCATCATCACAGTATTTTCCCAGACATGACCTCTATCCGGATCATTTAAATAGTGGAATTCGTCAAATACGACGCACCCTAATTCATTATCAAAATCCATATCAAATGAAAGGAGAGATGTATTGTTATTATTATTGTTATTGTTATTATTATTGTTATTAGTATGTTCTATATTTTTATTTTTTTTTAAGAATAGCGTATTACATAATATTTCCGTTGTCAAAATCAATAGAGACGCTTCTTTATTCACACATATATCACCGGTGACAATTCCCACAGAAATATGTGGATATTTCTGCGTAAAATCTGAGAATTTCTGATTGCTTAAACTTTTAATCGGACTACAATAAATCACTTTTTTTCCTTTTTTTATAAAATATTCCGCAGCGAATTCAAACGGTGTAGATTTACCAGCACCCGTATGAGCTAATACCAAACTATGTTGTCCAGATACAAGCGCTTCTATAGAATGTTTTTGAAAAGGACTTAACCCATAAGGGAACATTTCAAAGTGTTCTTTGAAACGTTCTTCATTTTCCGCGGGATATATTTCAGAGCAGATTTTTACCATTTTCTTTTGTATGTATGTGTATGTGTAAAACGTTTATATTATTTTTGATTCAATTTTTTGTGATATACAATTTTATTACGAATATCTTGCGATAAAAAGGGCAATATTATATTTAATGCTGTTCGAATATACATTGTGGGGTTCGCAATCACAATTTGCTGTAGATTTTTTCCATATTTTTGCGGGGAAATCAATTTCGCAATACCAATAGCTGTTTGGAGTGACCCGTAGCCGAAGGCGTTGGGGCGTGATGTATCTCCGGAAGCGTTAGCTGAAGGAGATTGTATTTCTAAAGATTGTGTCAATCCAAATTCTTTACTGTCAAAAATCCATATCCATTGTTTATCATCCCCTAGATTATTCAATATATTTTCATAATGTGCAATTATAATTTCACTGTCATATATTTTTTGTAATTTTGAAGGACAAGTATAATAAATAGAAACACCATCTCGTTCTTCTATTTTTGAAAAAGAATGATTTACTGGGTCGTTTTCTAAAATATTATGGCGAATTTGATTTTGGAGCGATCCGAAGCCGAAGGCGCCGGTGAGCGAGGGAACTTCGTAGACGTTAGTCGAAGGAGTTTGATAATGAGACATACTAATATAATAATTATATTTTTTACATATAAAATTCTACGATTATACACCTTGGAAAAATCCAATAATTTTATTATAATCAGGGGTTTCATCAAATTGTAATTTCCTACAATAATCTAAAAAAATTAAAATACTTGAGTGTATTTTGATATTATTTAACACATTTATTTTCATTTCTCTCATTTTATCTAAATCAACAACCGGATTCATCCAATCCAATTGACCTAATTGGAGGAAAACGGAGGCGTAAGCCGAAGTTTTCCGAGGGAACTCCGTAGACGTAGTCGAAGGAGTTTGAAAATATATCATCATATATGCAACCGATTCTAAATCATCGCGGCGACTTGGTTCCAATCCATTGTGAACATTGACACTCACAAAATTGGGAGTGCCAATCATCGGTCGATTTGTTTTCAAATCAATGTGAGTTTTATTATCGGATTTTAAATATTTACGACAAAATCCAAAGTCGATCATATGAATAACTGGTTCGTTGTTAGGACCAAATAAAAAATTGTCTGGTTTTATGTCCCTGTGTATCAACCCATTTTCGTGTATATATTGTATTCGTTTTATAATATCAATACTTATAGAAAATAATGTTTTAATTTGGAAGGTTTTATTGCATAAAGAGTCACCCAATAAAGGTAACACCATATAATAATAATTGTCGATAATCCCAAACCATTTTACCGTGGGGAACCCTTCTCTGCCATTATGATTACACCCTTGTAAATACTGATATATTTTCGCTTCATTTTTCAACAAGTTTGTTTGGAGCGACCCGTAGCCGAAGGCGCCGGGGAGCGAGGGAACTCCGGAGACGTTAGTCGAAGGAGTTTCACTTATTATAGATTCCATTTTAATGGCGACTTTTTCAAATGTGCGAATATTTTCCCCTTTGAAAATAAGTCCAAAACTTCCTTCCCCCAATTTTTCAATTATTTTATATTTGTTCGCGATAATCATCTGTAAAAAAAATATGTAGACAATACACAAGTATATGATATACACGAGTATCATCTAAATATATTTTAGACAAAATAATATAAAGATTACCACTATTGATATAGTATAATAGAATAGAAATGTCTTCAACAAGCGAAACAACTTCACTCGTTACACTTTTAGGGCGTGTCAAATGGTTTAATAACAAGGCTGGATATGGGTTTATCACTGTCACTGATGGAGTGAAATCCGGATCAGATGTATTTGTGCATCACAGTAGTATTGTAGTTTCGCAAGAGCAGTACAGGTATTTGGTTCAGGGAGAATATGTAACATTGAATTTGGTACATAGTCCTGAAGGCGCACAACACGAGTATCAGGCGGGGGATGTTTCCGGTATTAATGGTGGAAAGTTAATGTGTGAGACCAGAAATGAGCTGAAACAATCACGTGTCGCACATAAGCAAACACAAAGTGTAAATGATGAGCAACTACATACGGAAGCCCCTACTATGCAAGCCCCTACTATGCAAGCCCCTACTATGCATGCCCCTACTATGCAAGCGTTACAGCGTGGATCCGGACCACGCGACAAAGCGTCTATACCTCAAGTAAAGCGCGGACGCGGAAGACCGTCAAAGGCCGCAATTAGTTCTAATCTGTAAAAAAGAAAAATTATTTAGTAAAAATAAAAATAAAATAAAAATAATATATATTATAATATTTATATAATATATAATGACTCCTACGTTAAATCCTAGTTCAGTTGGTTCGTCTTCTATGTCTTCAGGTCAAATGGGTGGAAAACGCAGAAAAAGTCGACGCAGTACTCGCCGCAGCAAGAGTCGAAAGGGTGGGCGCAAGAGTCGCAAAAGTGGACGCAAGACCCGAAGACGATAAATAGTTTTGGAGCGACCCGTAGCCGAACTCCTTCGAACTCCTTCGACTACGTATACGGAGTTCCCTCGGAAAACTTCGGCTATCGCCTCCGTTTTCCTCCAAGCTATTAACTCCAGGGTTAACAGTCGAAGGAGTTTAGCCGAAAAAATAATATAATTATTATATTATTTTTCTATCAAAAAACAATATAAAGTTACCTACATAAATGTAAATACAATGGACGGGGAACAATCATTTAGCGAACAATTTGAAAATATTCTGTCAAGTTTGAATAATTTTAGGTTACACGTGAATACGATAAATCAACAAATCAAAATACTTGAGAAAAATGTGAAACGTGAATTTAAGAGTCTAAAAAGGGAAATAGATAAAAATAAAACTGCTAAGGGAAATAAAAAACCATCCGGATTCGCTATACCAACAAAGGTAACAAATGAATTATGTGCGTTTATGAATCAAAAAGACGGCACAGATATTGCACGAACGGATGTGACAAAGGCAGTGATTGATTATATAAATAAAAATAAACTTCAGAATAGTGAAAATAGACAAATCATTATACCGGATGAAAAGTTAAAAACGCTTCTTGGTATTAATGGGAATGAAAAGGTGACCTATTTTACACTACAAAAATTTATGAACCGACATTTTATCAAACCAACTACTTCGACTACGTCTACGGAGTTCCCTCAGAAAACTTCGGCTGACGCCTCCGTTTTCTTCCAATCTCTAAAAGAAAAGGAAATAGAAAAAGAAGAATAGAAATTGGTTATAATGATATAATAAAAATATATGTCTTCTGTAAAAATGAATGACGGGGTAAAAATGAGTTTCGATAATATAGAATATACGAATAAATTAAAATATGCAAATGAATGTCTAGGAATATGCGATGATTTAAACATAGAAAAAAACAGAAATATCGTATTCATATATTCACCACCAAAGGTCGGGTCGACCACACTTGTGTCGTCTATCCGTTTATCCGCCGCACATAAATTTACAGTACTTCATATTCACAATGAAATTATGTTGAAGGTCCTATACAATATAACTAATATTACTGTTTTAGAAATAATTAAATACAATAAATTTTTAGGAAAACGAGTCTATGTGTTCGACATTTTTAGGAGTCCGATTGAGCAGAAAATGTCTTCTTATTTTGAAAATATAGATACATTTCATTTTAATAGTCCGAATGACGTCATAAATACATCATACGATGTTTCAAGAGTGATTAAACGATTCAATAAACTATTTCCTCATTTGCCGACGAACGATCACTATAAAACAAATTACGGTATTATTATGGCAACTCCTTCTAGTTTCAATTTTGAAAAAAAATATTTATTACAATACATAGATGGGATCAAGTATATAAAACTACGACTAAAGGATTCTTCTGAATGGTCGAAAATATTAACTGAAATATTGGAAACTGAAATGCTTATCGTGAATGATTATGAAACGAATAAAAAACCAATAAAGGATATGTATTCCAAATTTAAAAACGCCTACAGAATCCCAATGAATTTATACAAAATGATTGAGAATTGTGAATGTTTAAAGTATTATTATTCCGGCGAGGAGAGACAAATATATTTAGATATGTGGCGAAGCAAAATATGTAATGAAGAGTTCACTACATATACCGTAGATGAATTCAAATTTTATACCGAGTTAACGCTTGATAATCAATACATGACCGAAATCCAGCGGGAACATTATATCGATATGGGTTGTGTATGTTTAGGTTGTTCTGCAAAACGTAATAAAATGTTTATTCAATTGAAAAATGGAGGACAGATCAACGAAAAAATAAATCACACTGCAGCCAAGATAGAATATTTGAAAGATAATATTAAAAAGGCGCCGATTGTAATACGAAAAATAGGACGTCCGGCCAATAAATTTAAGGCGAAGACGATATTGACGAATACTTTTTCTTTGACAATGGGCAAGTGAACGAGGGAACTCCGTAGGCGGTAGCCGAAGGAGTTGTGAACGACTGCAAGTGAATGACTGCAAGTGAACGAATGCAAGTGAACGAATGCAAGTGAACGACTGCAAGTGAACGAATGCAAATGAATAAATCGTATAATATGTGTATTTTTATGTATACACAAATTATAGTAAATGCCATTAAAAAAACATATCTGTGTGATTGGAGCCGGTCCAGCAGGACTACGTGTTACAAAGGATTTAATAGAAATGGGACATACCGTATCGTGTTTCGAAAAAATGCCAAAATTAGGCGGAGTATTTTTGAAAACATATGATAATATGAGATTTGTATCGAGTAGTCTTTTAACCGCGTGGTCTGACCATAGTGATGGGCAAGAACATTCGCCGACGTATTGGACCGCGGATGAATATATTTCATATTGTGAAAAATTCGCAGAAAAATACGATTTATTGAAACATATATATTTTTGTCACGAGATTGAAGAAGTTCGAAAAAACGTTGATACAGGAAAATGGAATGTTATGGTGCAAGAGGTTAAACCAGATACAAAATATAAACGCTGTAAAGCATTAGCGACTGAGAAAGCATTAGCGACTGAGAAAGCGTTAGCGACTGAGAAAGTGTTAGCTTTACTACGTTTTTCCGTGCAATTTGACGCAATCGCTGTATGTTCCGGCGCAAATAGCGAACCTGTCACCCCTATTTTTAAAGGACAACATTTGTTCAAAGGTGAAATAATACATTCGAATGATTATATCAATCCGTCGAAGTTTGAAGGAAAACGCGTTCTCATCGTCGGGTCAGGTGAATCCGCTGCGGATATAATGAATGAAGTCTCCAAAGTCGCATTAAAAACAGCCATTGTTATTCGCGGCAAACACGGACATATTATTCCACGGTACCAAGGAAACAGTAATTCAGTAACGGATTTAAATACGAACCGATGTCGGTATTCGAATTCTTATATTTTTGGGGATACTATTGGATATGTTACACAATGGTTTAAATATATTATTTCTAAATGGATTTTTTGTAAAAAAACTGACATATCGGCAAATAAAATAATAACTAAAATAGCCGAATTGAACATGTTACAAAAAACATCCGCGTTTTCTAAATATGGGTGTAAATCTTCAGGGTTTGTGGAAGCAATAGTTTTAAAAGATGCTGAATTATTTCGATCAGATTTTAAATTGGTTGAGAACGGGGTAGTGTTTAGAGCCGTAGCGTCAGCGGATGTGAGCAAAGTGAACAGAAGTGTTCCGGCTACGGCTCGCCCCATAGTTACAGTAGAAGATGGTAAGTTTTTTGATTGTAACACAATAATCGCGTGTACTGGGTATAAAAGCGCATTTCCGTTTTTCGATAAATATCATCCAGAAATAAGTTATACTGGTATGAATCCTAAAGTTAATTATAAACAAATTTTTAATATTCAATATCCGGAAGAAATCGCATTTATAGGATTTGTTAGACCTGCATTTGGTTCGACTACTGCTATTATCGAGCTACAGTCCAGATTGTTTTCTTATGTAATGTCTAACAAAATTCAGTTACCTTCCATAGAAGAACAACAACGGATATCAACAACCGACACTATAGAATGGTGTTCCCGTTTTAAATATGATTCATTACGGGTAAATAATATAGTAGATTATCAGATATATTGTGATAGTTTAGCAAAAATAATGGATGTAATGCCGAATTTAACTATGATATTCTTTAAGAATCCGTATTTATGGTCAAAAATGATGTTTGGACCTTTAACAACACATCAATATCGTCTTGTGGAGAGAGCCGTAGCGTCAGCGGATGTGAGCGAAGTGAATAGAAGTGTTCCGCTCCAAACTCCTTTGGAGGAAAACGGAGGCGATAGCCGAAGTTTTCCGAGGGAACTCCGTAGACGTAGTCGAAGGAGTTCGGCTATCGCCTCCGTTTTCCTCCAAACTATATTAAAACAACCATATGGTGATTTATTAGAAAATATTATTACTGTAATATTTTTGATTATTCCTTTAGAGCGATTTTGGAGGAAAACAGAGGCGGAACACTTCTGTTCACTTCGCTCGCTCCATAAGCACAACAAAATCCGAAGTTTTCCGTGGGAACTCCGTAGACGGAGTTGGAGCGAACCGTAGCGTCAGTGGAGGCGAGCGACTGGAACACGGATGTGAGCGAAGTGAACAGAAGTGTTCCGAAGGAGTTTGGAGCGACCCGTAGCCGAAGGCGCCGGGGAGCGAGGGAACTCCGTAGACGTTAGTCGAATGAGTTCTGCTATCGCCTTTGTTTTCCTCCAAAGGAGTTTATATAATAATTTACTTTGTAAAAAATTAAATATTTAATAATTATATAAATGTTAGAGGAAGGTCTATCATTACCTTTAGCGAGTTGTAACGGTTTAGTAGAACCAAATGTTATACCTATACTTCCAGTAGAAACACATATGTATGATGATACATTAGATACAAGTACCATTCAAAATGTATTATTTATTAATTCTGTGGTAACAAATTTTCAACAGTATGCAAATACCAACACCTTCCCAATTGTTTACAACAGTATGAGTACTCGAGAAGATATGTTGGCATTATTGAGTAAAAAATTTCAAAATATTTCACGTATAGCTGTAGTATGTCATTTTGAAGAATCACCCAAATTTTTAAATAACGAATTGTTATTTAGTGATACAAATACCCAATTCATAGTTGGGGTAATAAAACAATTCAATGTTTTACACGTGGATTATTTAGCGTGTAGCACACTACAGAGTCAGGTGTGGACCGATTATTATGCAAAGTTATACGATGCTACAG